AAGATAAGCTCATAAAGTTTATAGAATTTACTAGTAAAATGACAATGAAAGCATTGAAAGATGCGCAGGATGCCGGTAAAAGTACTGGATTAGGTTTTGGTGTAGATAAGTGGCTTGAAGATGCAATGAATAGAGTAGCTGAATTAGATACATCTCCAATATCAAAGAAAGTAAATCAGATTATTGAAGAAATGTCAATGAAACAGGGTGTTAGTTCATCGCAATACAACTCATTGGTGTATAGAGAGCAGTCTGGTGTTGATACAGAATCATATTTCAAAGACCTTATAGCTACTCATGGTAGATTAAAACAACAGATAGAGGAAACGAAAAGGGCTAACGATGAGTGGACTTCTGATATTGTAGTAAAAAGTAGCGTTGCCGCAAACGGATTACGGAATATAACAAAGACTGAATTTCTAGGTGGTTATATTGGCGATAATGGTAAACGAGTAAAAGGGATAGAGCAGGAGCTTGACACTGTGACTAGGCTGATGAATGCTTGGGGTTTAATTGATAAGAAAGATAAGAAGTCTGGGAGTACAGCAATAGTAATCAATCCTCGTATTAAAGCTATTGAAGATGAGATAGCATTGGTAGAACAAGCAAAAAAGAAGTATGAGGAGTTGGTAAAATCTGGTAAATCGCCAGAGAAATCGAAATCTATTGTTGATAGCTTGTACAAAGACCAGTTTAAGTTACTTTATGGCGATGGCGATAAAAAGGGGCAGGTTATATTCAATACTGTAATTGACGAAAAAGGATTGATTGTTGAATTGAAAAAGGCAAAGTCCGAATTGAAGAAAATGGATAAAACCGAAAAGTCCGTTTTTCAGGTAGGATTGAGAATCAACGATTCGGAGGTTAAGATTTTCACTGACGAAATGAAGAAGTTGCTTGACAATGTAGCAAATGAGTTCAACACCAATAAAAAGCGTATTGATTTATTTAAAACATTGTTTGATACTACTGGTGATTTCAATTTGGCAAAACAGATAGCTGATAGTATTGAAGGTGCCGGGACTGTGGATATAGAAACTGCACTGAATAGGGCTTTCAAGAAATCAATGGAAGGTTTAAGTTTTGATACTGCTGGTCTATTTGACAGTAAGGGAAACGTAGATATAAAAGCCTCGCAAGCCGAAATAAACAAACTTGACCCAAAAAGCGAGATTCGTATTCAAGCTCAAAAGCAACTGGATATTGTGAAGGAGTTTAAGGCTAAGGAATATGGGGAGTTGCTGAAAGGGTTGAATGATTTTGAAAGCTACGAAATGAAGCGGACAAAATTAGTGCGTGACGGTGAGGTGGAGCGTGCTAGAATTAGAGCAATGCAGAATACGCCTGAAAGTGTGAAGTCTGACCTAATGGCTAATAGTCAGAGGAAACAAGATGAGGGAGTAAATAAGCTAGGTATCGACCAATTTAAAGGAAGTGCTACATGGGCTGCTGCGTTTGGAGATTTGGACAAAGTAAGTAAGCCCACATTAGAAAGATTGAAAGGACAACTGAATGAGCTAAAGGAATCGGCAGAGGGGAAAGCGTTGCCCATTACAGAAATGGAAGCGTTGACTAAGACCATTGAAGATTTGGAAGCTAAGACAGCAAAGTTTGATTTGAAAAAACTATTGGCTGCCTTTAAAACAGATTGGAGAATACCTGAACTTACTGCTGAATTGGAGGGGTTTACCGGTATATTGAAAAATGCCAATGAGGAAAACGATAAAAGGACTGTAACTGCTGTAACTGCAACTGCGACTAAAGTTGAAGCTCAAAAGAAGTACGACCTTAATCCAACTGCTGAAAATAATGCTGCATTAATAGCTGCTACCAATGCAGAAACGGAAGCTAACAATAGGTTGTTGGTAAGCAAGAAGTTACTTAGTATAGCTACTGAAAATCAGAAAAATGCTGATAAGGCATTGACCCTAGCTGAAGGTGGTAAAAAGAAAGCGACTACGGATGCTGTTGCTGGTTTGAAAGTAGAAATAGATAGCATGAATGAAATCAAAAATGCTGCTGAATCTGTCATAGCTGCATTTTATGCTACGGCCGATGCACTTGGTATTACATTTTCTCCTGAAACTAAAGCTATAATTGATGGTATAACAAAGGGAATTGGTGCTGTAGTTGCAATTCTTACGGCTGTAAGTGCTATATTGTTGGTTATTGATAGTGCATTAGCTCCGATTATTGCCGTAATATGGCCTTTGCTTTTGGCTATGGCTGCACTGATAGCGGCATTCGCTATCTTCAAGGCTATAAAGCTCAATGGCATTAATGACCAAATAGAAACCCAAGCTAACCTAGTGAAGAAACTAGAAAAGCAATATGCTGAATTAGAGCGCACGATGGGTGATGCACTTGGGACTGATTGGATAGTGAAGTATAATCAGGAACTAGTGAATTTATCTCAAACAACTACTAGTTTATCAAGACAGGTAGCGTTAGAAAAATCGAAAGGAAAAGATGCTGACCAAACCAAAATTGACGACTTGACTAAAAGTATTGATGAAACGAATATCAAGATATTAGAATCGAGTAAGAAATTGCAGAATTTTATATCTGGTACTGATTTGTCTAGTGCTGCCAATGATTTTGCTAGTGCGTGGTTGGATGCGTATAAGAGTTTTGGAAGTACGGCTGATGCTATGACTGCTAAGTTTAAGGAAATGATAAATACCATGATAGTGAATACTTTGCTATCGAAAGCTATGATGATAGCATTGGCACCGGTGTTTACTGCTATGGAGCAAGCGGCAAATCCTCTTAGAGATGGTGGAGCAGGTTATACGCCAGCAGAACTAGCGGGTATTGTGAAACTTACAACCGATGCAAGCAATAATTCTAATGCTACCCTTACTTTGATAATGGAATCATTGAAGAAAGCTGGTATAGAAGTGAGAGATACTACAAGCAATCTTACTGGCGTATCTAAGGGCATAACAGGCATCACGGAAGATACTGCTCTCCTGTTAGGTGGTTATTTGAACTCGATAAGGTATAAGTTATTTGCCTATATTGATGCTAAAGCAACTGATAAGGCATTTGATATGGCTGGAAGTATGGCAAGTTTAATGGTGGCACAAAATACACAAATAAGCCATTTGACTGCTATCAGTGGTAATACATTGCGAAGTGCTATTGCCAATGAGAAACTTACTGACCAATTAGAGCGTGTAACATCGCTTACAGGTAGTAAAGGGGTTTATTCACTGAATGTAAATACTTAAATTTTAGGGAGAATAGCGTAAACTTGAAAACTTTACGCTATTCAGTAGCGATTTTTCCTTCAATGCTTTTAATTCTTTAATGTAGAGCGATTCTTTTCCGTTAGATGGACTGGTCATATTTTTTTTGTTGTGATTTAATACTTACAGAAAAACGGCTGCATATTCCCCGTCGCCAAACGATTAAATACCGAAGAAGTCGAGATTTAAAAAGGAATAGTGCAGCCGTAACTTAGACTGCTGAATCTCTTTAAAATCCCCGATATTTTGTAATCGTTTGGCGGTTCAAAAGTAGTTTAAATTGTTACATTTATAGCATAAAATAAATAAAAAGTAAAAATAATTGTTTAGCAGGGATTAAAAAACTCATATACGATAATTATAAACATAAATGCGTTATCTTTGTCGGTAAATAATTATAGTTGGGGACATTGTGGACTTTTACGACTTTGGACTTGATAAAACATATACGATTATGAGTGACCTTAAAACAAAAGCTATTGCCTTGGGGCTGTGTGCAGACTTTCAGAAAACGTGGAGTGAGGATCTGGTGGGAATGTATAAGCAGGGCATCACATGGTGTGCTAAACATCAGTACCCTTCATTGGAAGATATGCAGCCTTACAAAGAAATGCTGGAGGAGAATGATATATTCTGTTCTCGGTCGGTAGATTTATTGATGACAGACGATACCTACATACTTAATAACTGCACTGGCAAGGCTGAAATAAATGACTACAACGTTTCAGGGCTGTATGTGGCGTTAGATTCGGTACTAGAGCTTACTGTAGGCGATAATTCGATATTGGTGGTAGAAACGTATGATAATACAATATTGCGTGTTACGGTGGCTGAAAATGCGAAATGTACAGTATGGCAATATGGAAATTCTGTGATTCAGGTAATTAGTGGTAATGTAAAGATATTTAAGAAATGATACAAATTAAGCAAAACAGTATTGCGCTATACGATATAAATGGATTTACGTTTAGTGAATCCGAAATGGGTGATTCGACAATAAGTTTGAAATTATCTATTCCAGTAAAAAAAGAGATAGTAGATGGTGCTTTGGTGGATACGCTAAAGCCTAGTTTTGATAAGCTATGGTATGTAGAGTATAAAGGTGAGAAGTTTTACCTTACTACCACTAAGCCGGAAGGAGTAAAATCTATCAGTGCGTTGAGTTACGAGTATTCATTGGTGTTTGACAGTAGAAGAGCAGAATTAAAACGTAGATTGGTGAGGGATTTGGCTTCGTTGGGAAATGACACCTATATATCGCAAGGTCAAATTTTCAAGCTGGATACTACTATAAATCTTTTTGTGCAGTTATTGCAAGTGAATTTGACCGATAGTTTTGGAAAGATTACAGTTAATGGCGCAAGTGTTCCGTTGTGGGTTGTTGATTTGAATAGTACTGTAGCAAATAAGCCTGATGGGGTAATGTTAGAAATAAGCAATACTTTTATTTGGGACTTGCTATTGAAAACATACGAGCTTTTTGGCATTCGCTGGAAAATAGAATGCGTATCCGGTCAAATGATAATACGAATGGGGTATGAAGGGGCTGAAATACCTCACATATTCAAGTATGGCGACACAACAGGGCTTACCAAGATAACTAGGGTCGTGGATAGCAATAAAACTATCAATAGATTGCGTGGAACTGGTGGTACACGGAATATGCCTATGAATTATTTCAGCAATAGGTATCCAGCATTTCCACCTGAAGATGCAGATTGCATATTATCTGATTTGGCGAATATAAAAAACCTGATGCCAAAATGTTTCAGGGATAGTGTAAAGCTTGGAGGTTCGCTTATCGACTACGTTCAAGACAGTAATTTGATACTACAGAATGGTATAATAGAAGATGGGTTAGAGCCTAATGAAGCTATTTATCCAAGCATAGAAGGAGCTACAGTAAATGGGCTGTTTAGGATAGATGAGATAGTGGCCGTTGAAGCTATTACTATAGATAATCCAAGCGATACGGTAGCAGCAATAACAACTGTGGGGATTACCAGCAAAGCTACAGTGCCAGAATATATAGTAGGAGTTTCAACAACCGGAAGTAGGCCACCAACTACAATTTCAAACACAAAGACATTAGATAGTTTTACAGAAGAATTTACTGCAAGTGTAACTTATATATCGGCAAAGTTCAACTTATCGTTTCTTGATATATTTGAGAACAGCTTTATGCCAATTACAACCTATAGTTTTAAGACTATAGCCGAGCAGAAAGATGTAACATTAACCGGAACCCCAACTGTTCTGTCGGCCGTAGTAAGTTTGGTAAGAGTAGATACAAATGAGGTAGTATATACAAAATCGTACACTAAGGCTGATATAAATAAAACATTTGACATTTACTTTACTGATTTGGTAGTAAGTAAAAAATACAAATTCAAGGTTACTACTACAGCTACAGGCATCATAACCTCTAGTTACGTTACCAATAGGGGTGCTTACAAATGGTCGGCTATAGGAAAACTTTATGACATATCTAATTCTGACGGACAATTTAAACCATCGTTTGATATTTGGGTAAAAGATATTCAGTTTGACTTGAATGAAACCAATACGGATGGCACATTGAAATATGCCGGTACAGAAAATGCTGTTATCTCATTTACCAGTGGCACATTGAGTGGCAATGAATTTGAAATAGTAAAAATGGGTAATGGGTTTGCTTGCGTGGATGATACGACAAGGTCGATAGTAGAGCAACATATTGAGGTAGAAGGAGAAACAAGCCATTCAGTTTCGTACACCATACCAAGTAAATATAGAATTACACTAAAGAAAAGCGATGCCAATTTTCAGGCGGGTGGTAATATGCTGCCAAACAAGGCAGAATATGCTATACCCAGTGATAGATTTGTGATACTGAACATACAAATGCCCCATTCTTATGTGCTGACAGCAGAGGAGCGATTGCAGCAATACCTGACAGACCAATTGAGCATAATGAAAAAAGAGTATCCAGCATATACTATAGAGTTGTTAGACAGTTTTATACAAGAGGATATTGATTATGTAGCAGTAAATGGTGGTGTGTCTATTGCATCATTACTTCGGTCGGGAAATAGACTTAGGGTGCAAGACGATAGGTTGACAGTAGGTGATGTGAACTTGTATATCAATACAGTAATCATTGACGAAAAAGGTTTATTGCCAAAATATACAGTAACGGTAACAGACAAAATTACGGTTGGCGGTTCGACAGTACAACGGTTGCAAGCCCAAATAGACACGCTTTCAACAGGGCAATATACCAGTGGGCAAAGTACAGAACTATCCATTTTGAACTTAGATAATAGGTATTTAAGAAAGACCATAGAAGATGTAGCTTACGAGCCTATTACGTTTAAGAAAGCCACTACTATTAGCACATTACAGACTGACGATTTTAATCAAGGACAGTTTATGGGTTCAGGGCTTGGTATATTCAAGGACTTGGATGGTGCTACTATGTTGGAAGTTGACAAGTTAAGTGTTCGCCAAAAAGCGTATTTCAATGAAGTGATTATCAATCAGATAAAATTTCAAGGCGGTATTGTGATTTACTCATGTGCTAATATGGAAGTGAGTAAGTTTGAGTATCAGGCTACGCCAAACATTTACCGAATGTTTTTTGACATGAAAGGTGGAGCGATTCAGAATCAATTTGTGGTTGGCGACCAAATTCGTTGTCAGCGATTTGCAAATGGAAATGAAACCAAGTATTATATGTCGGTGGTGATAGGTGTTGGTGCTGATTTTATTGATATTGACCCAACGGTGAAAGCTGGCACAATAGAAATAGCCATTGGCGACCAAATAGTACAGTTTGGAAGTAGAACTGAACCGTTGCGACAATCATTGATAGAAGTAAACGTAGTACAAGGTGGAAGGCAGACTTTTTACGAGGGTGTAGATTCGTTTGTGCTGACTGATAAAAACGTAATTGATATTGGGAATGTATTGGACACTACAGGACATTTTGGCGATACCAAGTGGCGTACTTTGATGAGGGTGTATGGTGATATGTATATTGGCACAAGACCCGAAGAATTGGTTCAATCGTACATTAAGTACAATAAAGCTGACAAAGAATTAGAAATAAGAGGAAAGGTAACTTTTAAGAGTGCAAATGGTGACTATACGGATTTGGATGGTGCTTTTGCTGATTATAGTTTGCATATAGAATACAGTGTAGATGGAAGTGCTGGGAGTTGGCATTCAGTATTCGATACTGCCACCGATTTTTACATGCGCCAAAAGATTGGTGATAACGGAACTTGGGGTAATGCGATAAGGATTTCGGCATTGGATGGAGATAGCATATTATTTAAAGGTAGTTATGCGTCTGATACCGCTCTAACTACCGCACTAGGAGCTGCCAAGAACGGATGGAGTTATTATAACACGACCTATAGAAAGGCATATACTTACAATGGGGCAGTATGGAATATAATGACCAGTGATGGTGAGCCGGGTGAAGGTGGCGCACCGGGTGATAATGGGTTATCAGTATTTATTACCTACAATGACAATGTGACAACTACTAAGCCGGCACTTCCAACAAGCAATGGGTCGGTAGCTCCTTGGCATACAGCACCAACTTACGCTACTAACTGGATGAGCCAAAAGGTAGCTTTGACTGCTGATGTTGGCACTTGGGGTGAGCCTATATTATTTGGCAGTACACGTAAATTTACAGCACAACCTGTACCTCCTTATGCAGTTGGCGATTTATGGTTTGGTGGTACTACTGGTGATTTAAAGATATGTATTACTGCTAGAGAAACAGGTGTTTATGTTGCTACCGATTGGGTGTTGGCAACTAAATATACCGATGATAGCGCAGAGATAGGTGGTGATAATTTAATCCATAATAGTTATATTAATGCTGAAACGAGTGACTATGGTAATTTTGGTAGGACTGTAAAAGTGGTAGCAGGAGTTGAATATGTATTTTCGGCAGAAGCTAGTGTGGATAGTGCAGGTATTAATAATCACAAGGATTGCTATATATTACTATATAGCTCTGATTGGGTTAGACAGCACATACTAATATTTTCATCTTCGAGTAGAAAGCAGAAATCAATCGTATTTACAGCAGAACTGACAGAAACATTAAGTGTTCATTCTTATCTATATCCAAATGATACTGACAACCCAAGAATAGGTAAAATTCATGTATATAACTACATGCTTCAAGAGGGTAATAGATGTACTAAGTGGAAAGATAGCTTGAAATACTTGACCGATTCATTGAAAGGTAATACGGTAGTAGATGGTGGACTGACTTTAGGCAATGTAATGGCAGTAAGAGATTTAGTAGGTAATATCACTGCTGGAATGAATGGGTTGAATACTCCAAATGTTACGGACTATCGGTTTTGGGCTGGGAATGCTAATCCAT